GGGAGGACACTGGAGCGAAGACAGGGGACGCCATTCTCGATTTTGAGCTCAAGCCACTTACAGGCTCGAAGCCAACGGCAGATAGGCGAACTCCACGAGCTGTTTTGACTCGTTCAGCAAAGGCTGGTGATTCCACTATTTATGTGGACACCACAGCTCAAGTCGACACTCCACCTTATCGTCCCGCTTTTGCAAACGGGATGAAGGTCGTTATACAAGACCCTGGCGGCTCTTTCTACGTCTCGCAAGGGTCTGCGTTGACGATCCAGGCAAAGACCTCTACCTCAATTACGTTTACAGCTGGAGTGCCAGCAGCTATCCCTCTGGGGTCATCAGTCTATTTGGCTGATTCTGATACGGCGTACCGCAAGTCCTATCGCATTGGCTTCGACGTCACGCTAGACGTCGACAAAGGCTTTTTGTTGTATGTGAAGCCGTACCCGCCATTTGACGGCAGTGTGCCAGCAGTACCGGCTGAATTGGCTGTGCAGGCCCCTGATTCAAACGAGCTTCTTGAGGCAGGCCTCTACCTCAACAACAAGCTCACAGCTCCAGACAGGTTCCCAGCTTTGGATGGTGGAGCGTTTGATGATGACGGAGACCAACGTCTTCCTCTCATTAACCCCACGCATGAGCGTGAGCTCGGATCCCCAGGATATCTCGAAACTGAGCTCGCTTACATCAGTCCCAGCGGTCTTTTGTTGTCGAATTCGGTCAGTCCGTACACTGGGACAGGCAATCTCAGCGGTGGGGGGACAGTCGTTACTTTGACTTCTGGTACTTTCCCCTCTCCGGTACCTCAGGTGGGAGATCTTGTTCGCACACTCTCTGGGGTCAATGGGGCGTCTAGTTTTCGACGCGTGACAGCTGTCTCGTCGAACTCAGTTACCACAGACGTGGCTTTCACATCCGACACTGGGTTCAGTTTCCTTGTGACGACGGCCGCAAACTTGCGCACTGGCACTTTCACCACAATCTCTGGGGTAGTTGTCACGGACACGACGGCGAACTTCATTACTGCGGGAGTGAAGCCAGGGCATACCGTTGTGATCACGCAAGTAGGGCATGGCTCTTACTTGCAACGTCGCCAAGTGAAGTCCATTGATTCAGCCACTCAAATTACGTTGACTGCAGCCTTCACGGTCACGACGTTTCCAGTCACCTATCGCATCCACAACCCGTTGGACACCTACAGCGAGGTGGGGGATCTCCCGTCTTCTCCCGCTGGACTCTTGGGTGTGCTCCAATCGAACTCCGACAGTGAAGTCGCCTCGATCGACAACTTCTTCTCCACGGTGCTTACGAACAGATTGTCGCCTTCGACTGCAACCGGAAGTGTAGCTAGCACGACTTTGACTGGAGCAGGAGTCGATTTTGTCAGCTCGGGAGTACAAGCTGGCGATTTCGTGTATGTGACGCCCACTCAGTCCAATCAGGGTTTCTACAAAGTGGCGGAGGTGACGGGCACCACAACACTCAAGGTGTCTTCCGCATTTCCTTCCGCCGGCTCGGTGAGTTTTCGCGTTGTGTCTTCGTTTGGGGTCGCAGAGAAGTCCCTGGTCGATCTCTTTGACGTACGCAGCAACGCGGTCAGCTTCTACAACGCTACCGTTCCTTGGTCGACTCTGGCTTCATCTGTGGTGCCTGTTCTTGTGCCGCCTGGGACTGCTGACTCCACATATTTCGCTCGTGGGTATACCAGCTCGGACTTCTCAGCTCGGGTTGCGACGGTCAACACTCGAAAGACCTATGTGACTTCGGCGATCCCGAAGGTCACAGCCGTTTTGGCGTCGAGTGATCGTCTTTATGACAAGCGGTATGTATGGATTGATGCCCGCATCAACTTGGAGAAGGGCATCCTCGTGAAGCAAGAGCGGGCTGTGTCGAACCGCATCAAGGCACAAGAGGACACCCTGAAGCAGCTGACCAAACTACTTGCTGTGGAGAGTTGAACATGTCCGATGAGAAGAAAGATCCGCCAAAACCAGAGTGGGTTTACAAGGATGAGTTCCGTATCGTCGGGGAAATGCGCAAGGTAGTGAACCTAGCAAAAGAGGCATCGGAGAAGGAACTAGCCAGTCTCCAGCGGAAACTGGACAAATTGACCTACGGGAGTTGACATGGCGTCCAACTGGCAGGCTCTCCAAATACAGCTTCCTGGCAAGGATCTCCTTGAGCAGGTGCGTAGCTCTTTGGAGACGTTGGTGGTCTTCTTGGAGATCATCAAGACCCTCCTGCAGACCATTTCAACTTTCCTCGTGGACTTCGGCAATCCAGTTCGAGTGATTGTGGAGGCTCTTCTCGCACTCGTTCTGCAACTGTTTGAGAGCCTCAAACGAACAGGGTTGTATGGGTATTTTGACATACCCGATCCGTTGCAAGACCCCAACTTCGATCGGTTCAGAGGTGGGTACCAAGCGTTCGTCCAACGCTTCAAGGGCTCCCTTTTTGATGGCAGAGACCCGTTTCGCCCTCAACCTCTGGCCGGCTCAACGTCGAGCGGGTTCACGCTCATCGTGGCGGATGCAGAGACGGTCTTCAATCTTCTCCGCCTCGTCAAAGTCCTTTTGTCCTTCTTCGGGAAGGATTTGATATCCGCGAAGTACACCGCTCCTGCGAACGTGAAAGTGTTTCCGATCGGCGCCAAGGATGATCCTATCCTTCGTGTAGCGAGTGTTTTCAGCGGTGGGATCAAGGGTCTTGCAGTGGAGTGGACGCTCGCCACAAACCAGTTCCCTCCTGATCCTGGGTATACAGACCTTCTACCTACGGTGGCTTCGGAGTTCATCCCCGAGAAGTGGCTCATTGAGCGAACCAGTCGAGCTGGTGGCCCAGAGGTGATCACTAAAGAGGTGACCACAAACTTCGAGTCGAAGGAAAAGAAGCAAATCAAGCGGGTGGAGAAGCTCCGAGATGAGAATGGCGATGTCTTCCGCAAGTTCGAGGACTACATCGTCATCAAGGCACTGGACAACTCCGCGACTTACTTTTTGGGGCAGCTTGGAAAGTTTCGGTACCTCGATACAAACGTAGATAGGGACAAGACCTACTACTACAGGGTCAGGGCAATTAGCGGCCCCCTGGACATTACGGGGACGACTCTCAACCTCAAAGACCCTCAGATCAACTCGAACACAGGAGAGACCATTCAACACTGGCCGAGCACCGATCCGAAGGCGCTTCCAGTGATGGGTCGGCCCAGTGCGATTATCCAAGCACGTATTCCGACCCTCCCTAAGGACATAGACCTTATTCAGGTGCTAGAGCAGATATTCAAGATGGGTTTCTCTCTGGCCTTCCATCTTGAAGTCCTGAATACCTACACTTTTGACGATGGAGGCCGCAACACGGGCTCTACGCCTGCCTTTGCTATAGGGCAAGGTTCTCTCTCCAACGTTGCCGGCCCTCTGCAGTTCTCAAGCAGTGTCTCGTATGGCCTCCCGCTTGGAGTGACGATTGACGACAAAGGTCAGGTCACGAGTGCCTTCCCTGGCCCTGTGGACGGCAAGTACCCTGACGTGGTGCACAATTTTTTTGTCGTGAAACAGAGAGCGGCCAAACTCGCTCGTACAACCGCTATGGCGCTATACGAAAGCGGAGACGGCCTCACCTCTTTTCGCGACCTGTGCAAGTCTTTGCAGTACCCAGTCGGGAAGGGCGGATTTATCGAGTCACCCACGACTTTGGAGCAGCTTGTTGCTCAGTTCAACCTATTACCCTCCAACTTTCCAGACCGTTTCATCCCTCAGGTCTACGAGACCAACTACTTCGCTTACAACAGTGCTGAGGTCAGGCTCAACCTGCTCAACGCGATCAGATTCATCCAGTCGTTTACCCTCGGGGGTACTGCGCCAGACTGGATCTCCATGTCTCTTCTTCAAGATGTGATCCCGTGGTCTGGCAAGCTCATCTACGACCTTCTAGCCAAGATTGACGCTCTTCTAGACGCTTTCCGTTCCGCTATCGATGAGATCAAGGCCTTCATCGACCTCATTGTACGGAAAATCGACGTGCTGGAGAGGTTCATCCAGTTTTTGATTGAGATCCTGAACTTCCTCGCGTCGTTCTCCGCTGGTTTCTACTTTTTGTCTGTGCCGGAGACGGACAAGGGTCTGCCTGGTTGGATCGAAGCTATCGATAACGCAGGAGGCACTCCACCTCCATCGGGGCCTGGAGGGTACTCAGCAGGGGTTGGGCTTGCGTACGTGGGTACGAATATCGACGCCTTTGTGTCGGCCTTCAAGTTGATTTTCTGAAGGGGGGTTGCCGATGCCACATGATTTTCTCGGTACCTTCAATGCATCGCAGTTTAACCGCCTCGTTGCTTTCGCGAGAGACCGTACTCGTCTCATTGATCAGAGAATCAGGCATCTCACGATTGAGCGCCAGCGCATTGGGTTTCTACAGTTCAACTATGACACGGCGGGCAAACCCACCCACTACACAACTGGTGGAGATGGGGAGACGACGTACATAGGCAATCTCATGGCGGCGTATGAGGTTCTCGGTGGAGACCCTTTTTACGATCTTCAAGCTCGCACGTCCAGCCAGCCAATTTTTCGGCCTAAGGGCAACGAGCTCGCGACGACGCAGGTGTTGTCTCACGGCGAACCACTCCCCTCAGCGGGCCTTTCTGACGGCCCTTCTGGGAATGCTGTGCGCACCATCCGATCTTGGATCCATGAGGATTTGGATCGTCTGGAGAGACTGGAGAGAAAAATCCGCCGCATGGTGGACTACTCCGACCAACTTCAGGAAGAGATGGATTCTTTGGGTGTGATGCGCGCTTCTCTGGAGGTAGACGGGTCACTGGAGAATCTTGTTTCACTGGTACAGCAGCTTCTTACTGACCCGACTTACCGCGCCATCGCCGACGATCAAGGCAAAGACGAGTTCGGCAAGTTTATCTATGCGCCTATGTCTTCGTACGAGCCTGATGGCCGGACGCCTGGGAGTGGCGTCTCGATCGAACGAACCAACCAAGGCTATGTCGTGGTGGGGGAGGGGAACAAAACGTCATGAGCTTTGATCGCCAGCTCGACCAGCTCTGTACACATCAGGTGGCGGACGAGTTCCTCTACGTCCAGACGGATCATCAGACGGTGATCCCGATGCGACCCATTTCCTCGGCTGAGTCAGTGCTGTTGCGGCTCAATGGGGAAGTGCAGGTGCCGTTCTCTGGGGTGCAGGTGCCAGCGCGCGCTGTGGGTACCAAAGAAGGCCCTTTCAACATCACTTTGGCCAACAATCAAGTCTCGGTTC